CGCTAATTGGAAAATCATCATTCGTGTGCGTTATCGGTTTCGGGTTATCTCCTGGCTTGCGCATCGTCACGAGGTAATCGGGGATGCCTTGTCGCGATATTGAACTGTCCTTGTTCTTTTGCTTGTTTAGCAATCCAATCGCTTTAGTTCGCTGCATAGCCGTTACGGGGTCTTTCCATATCGTGACTTCGCTATGGTAGATAAAGCCAACGGATTGAAACATGCGAATTAAATCGCCGCGAAAATCCTTAATGCCAATTGCGCCGTCGCGCTCCTTGCTCATTGGCAAGTTCATGCAATGGAAAGAAACCAAGCGCCCTGGCATCATGACTCGATATAGCTCCGAAACTAGATACTTGAAATGTTCTGCAAACTCTTCATCGGTTTTTGAATTGCCCATGTCGCGGTCACTGTTGCTGTAGGTGTAAAGACTTGCAAACGGCGGGGAAAACACCGAAAAGCCTATGGAGTCGCTTTCAATCTCTCTAATGCGCTTCACGCAATCGCCGAGAAGCATTGTCCACCCTGCGCCGTGCTTGTCATCCTCGATGTACTCCGATGCATCGCGTGATGTTTTCTCTTCGTCATCGCGAATCTTTGAAGTTCTCGCCAACATTTCAATTCTCATTTCTTCGCTGTCGTTCTTCTTGCGTAGGACGTTTTCAACAATGGACTGCTCCAAATCCGTTATGAATATTTCAACGTCCACTTCTTTGGTTTGGCCGAATCGCCAACAGCGCCGCACGGCCTGGTAAAACTGCTCATAGCTGTGAGACATGCCGCAAAAAGCTATCTTGTGGCAATGTTGCCAGTTCATGCCAAAACCAGCGATTGACGGCTTTGTTACCAACACGCGATACTTTCCATCGGCAAATCCCAGCATTGCATCTTCTTTGTGTTCCGATGAATCCGAGCCGCGAACCTCGATAGCATCTTGAATCGATAGTGCTAAATGTTCCGATTCTGCATTAAGGTCGCACCATATCAGCCAAGAATCATCAGACGAATTGACATATTGCGCTATCATGTCGGCTTTGATTTCGATTGTGTTGCGCCGTGCCTTTTGCTGCTCGGATAGCGTCGTTTCTGTCACGGCAAACAATCGGCCATCTTGGTTCATGCCGCTTTCGATCACGTGCGTATTGATTCGCAGTTCCGGCAACTCAAAATCACCATCGTCATAACCCAAATCAGACGGTTTCGTAATCATGCACGCCCATGACGAAACCCAATCCCAGAATTTGGAAGCTGCATGGCCTTTGAGCCGCCATTTTGACGTATCGCCGCCGTCATGGATAAAGAACATTGCTAGCATTTCGCTTCTGTCCATGCATCCCAAGAACTCGGAGTGATTCCCCAGCTCCATGTAATCATTCGGCGATGGTGTAGCCGTACATGCGAGTTTAAACGGCGTGAACTTGAACATCGAAATGATTTGATTACGAATCGCGCCCGTGTAGCTTTTCAAGATTGACGATTCATCGAGCACAACGCCGCTAAAATCAACGCCCTCGAAATGTTGGAGCATTTCATAATTCGTTATGTTGATGCCGTCTTGCAATTCGTCGGCGTTTCGCGCCTTGTGGACTTCGATGCCGAATGTTGCACCCTCGCGGCAAGTTTGAGCGGCAACGGCCAACGGAGCAACAATTAGGATTTGTCCACCTTCGTGCGCGTGGACTTGTTCCGCCCATGAAAGCTGCATGATTGTTTTGCCCATGCCGCAATCGGCGAAAACCGCCGCACGTCCCTTTCTGCATGCCCATGTGACAATATCGCGCTGAAAATCAAATAAAAACGGATTCAAGTTTTGCGGCTCGAATCCGTTTGGCTTTTGCGCTATGCGCTTCGATGCTAAGAACTCTTCATATTCCATTCATTCACCCCTTGAATATTTTTGATTGCTGTAATCTTTCGTGATTTCGCGTTTAAGCGTGTTTTGAGCCGTGCTAGAGCCATGTTTTACCGTTTCGCGACTAAGCACCCGCCCAACGCTTAAACAGGCTCACAATCGTGCCGTATTCGTCCACCGTTGCTAGCCATCATCGACGCGATAAAGTCGGCCATGTTTTCTGCCGCGCGTGATATGACCGTGTTGCGCTCTAGTGAATTTGTCTGCTTGCCTAGTTCCTCGCTGATTTGACCGTAGGCCATGACTAGCTCTAGGCATTCTTCGAATGTCATTAGTTCACCCCCAATCAGGCAAAAACAACTGTCCATTGTTTAGCCATCGCTTTTGCAATACCTGGATATGTTTTGCTACGCATTTTTGATCGCTCAAATGGCGGTAGACTCAAACTGTCCACGTGCCATGGCGTATCTGTTTTCCCGTTTTCGTATTCGATGATGTCAGGTTCTACGATTTTCGTTGGCTTCAAAAGTGGTAATCCTTTAAGCCATAAGCATGTTTTCTTGCGAACCGGGTCACCAAATTCGTATGGTTGAATAATCTGGTCCGGTTTCCGGTATATATTGCTCATGATTCCAACTGGGTTTTCTATTGCGACATATGGCACGTGGTCAAGTGCTGTAAACGCAAGAAAAAACCCAATGCCCATTTGTTGCCGGCCATCTCGCTGCTTTTCTTTAAAACTTGGTGCGCCGGACACTGCAAGATGCGTACATGGAGGGAATGCTAAAACCATATCCCATTGCATTTTGCAAATTTCTAGCGCGTCGGCTTGAATATGCCATTCCGGATGACTGCCGGACGTTGGCAATAAATCGCAACTATATGCTTCATGCCCCCCCCGGCGCAGCTCAGTTGTAACCGCCTGCGATTCTTCGCAAGCAACTAAAATTCTTGCTATTTGAATCACCCCCAATCAGACAACAAGCATCTAGAGCCTTTGTAGCTGTCTCTAAAGGCTTGTTTTGTTGTTTTAGGTATAGTTAGTCGATTTTTGGTTTATCGGGCTTCTGTGGCTTTCTGAGCTATCAGAAACGCTATTTTCGCGCTTTGCGCCACGGTTCGTAATCATCAAACGCGGTAGATTTAAAAACGAACTTGTTATTGCACCATCGCGCTAAATGATGTTGGTATGCGTCACCGCGATCGAACGGCATAACAAACGGATTAGCGCCAAGCTCGTGAAGCGTCATGATTCGGTGCATGTCGTATTCAGGTGAAGTGTTGAAACCAACAAGCACATAAAACATGAGCCTGTATGACTTGATGCCGTTACGTTTCAATATCTCGATTCCACGCGGTACCGTTTCATCTTGGCTATGACCATCCCATGCAAAATGTATTGACTTGGCTTGCTTTACGCTTGCAAGCGCTCGTGCTGTTTCGTCGGTAATAAGTCGAATGTCCAGCGCTTCCCAGATAACCCGCACACCCGCCTTACTCAGCTGTCCACAATCACGGCAGAACTCGTCGCTGTCGGCTAGGATGTTGTCATCCAACAACCTTACCGTGCTTTGTCCGCTTCAAAAGTCGTGCAAGTCTGCAACATGCCGCACCGTGTTACCGTCCATTTCTGGCACCACACACCAAGGGCATCTATTCGGGCATCCTCTCGTGAATCTGCCCACCGCATAATCAAATTTTGGATAAATCGAATAATCGGGCATGATTCGGTCGTAATCCTCGAACGGCATACGTGCATGCAAGTCATACCCGCTGCCGCCCTTGAGTGTTTCGCATTCTGGCATGAATTGCGGCTCTGGCGTGTAGTCGAATATCTTTGATGCATAACAAAGGTCTGGACGATCAAAAAGCGGCTCATACCCTAGCTTGACGTTATCGCCGTGTTGCTTGTGCCAAGTGGACGCACGCATTAACGCAAGGTTTGGAATTTTGCTGTCCACGTCTAGCAAGCACACATTGCGCGTCATAATCTGCCACGCTCAACATTCCGCTCTTTGCATTCCTGCATAGCGCCGCGCATATCGTCCACGTGTAGCGCGTCGAGCAAATTGCACACCGATTGAATCACGTCTGCGCATTCGTCCACTAGCTTCTTACGGAATATGCAGCTTCTATCACACGCCCACTCTTTGCAATCGCTCGAATCAGCGTTTAGGCAACCTTGCCAACCTTCCCACGCGCTGAACACTTCCATGCATTCCTCGCCGATTTTCAACACCTGTGGCTTTGTTGGTTTGACATTCGGGAATGTGTCCACTTTGCCGATTGTTACGGACATTGAATCACCTTCTTTCACGGGTGGCACAATCTCGCGCGCGCGTGTACCCGTATATTTATTTATTACCCCTTTTTATTTATTTTCTTTTATTAAAGTAGTAGAGAATGTGCCACGTGCCAATTTGCGCCTTGCAAGCAAATGAGCAGGTGTTATAGCTGGCACAATCTGGCACATTTTGGCACAATTACGCGAAAACTCGCACTGTTTTACGTCCGTCCGAAAATTCACGATGGGTAACTTTTGCTAGTCTGACTCTGTAATATGTGCCAATTTGTGCCACCAACGCACCGCTACCCAATGCCGTGCGCTTGTATCCGTTACGCTCGCACCAATTCAGATATTTCTCATAGACTTCTTCTTTTGTCATGCCGCGCAAGCCATCCGCCGTGATGTTGTCATCGTGAAACCATTGCATGGCCGTGTTACCCTCGCGTGCGATTTCGCCCTTCATGGATTCTGATAATTCATTCGGCGTTGGCCTGTTCTGCTCAAGCACTCGCCGCAAACCTTCAACGCCAATCAAGCAAGCGTATTCAAGCACGGTTTCTTCGCGCAACTTCTCGCCAATCATCGGGTCGTAATCTGCATCATTCGAGCTGAATACCGCATTGAACTCAATAGGAAACAAGCGTCGCATAAATCCCGGTGTTGTGTCTGCAAGCCTGGGGAACTGGTTACAACTGAATACCATCGTGCAATATGGCTGGTAATGGAATCCCTTACCGCCTTTTACATCGGTAAACATCAGGTCACCCGTTGCGATTGATTTAATCACCGCGCAATCGCGATCATCTAAGTACCCGCTTGCAATATCATCGCCGAGGTTTGCGGTCTTGCCCACGATATGCGAACCCATGAACCGCGCTGCTATTTCCTTTGGCTGCAATCCGCTTATGTTCTCATCGCCTATGACGTTCTTGAGCAGTTCAATATAAGTGGACTTGCCATTGCTGCCAACACCTATGAGCACTGGGAAAAATGGGCAAAGCTTCGCGCTGCGCACCATGCAAACGCCTATGAACTCCGACAAGTTTAGAAATGTTGCCATATCGCCGTTTGCCATCTTCCATAGAACATTGTCTAGCACGTTCCCTGCTGCTTGTGGGTTCCAATTGTGGGGAATGACGTTTGCTATCACGTCATCCTCGCGCCAATCCCTGAACTCAAGCGTTCGCACATCGAGCACGCCGTTCTTGAATGCTATTAGGTATGGTGAAGATTGCCGCTTGTGGGCTGCTTTGGCCTGGATGTAAGACTTTACCTCGCGCCTGTTGTTTACCGTGCAATCGTCGGCAATGTCGATAATTACGCTGTCGAACGCATCCCAGCCCATGCGATACCGCCCATTTTCGCGTATCGCTGGCGTTTCGCCGTCAAGCAAGCAAGCGCCATATTCTGTGATTAGGCGCTTTGCAATTGTGTTGTGCTCGAACTTCTTTGTTCGCCCTGGATGCTTTTTCTGTTGCTGTAGCTCTTTGGCTTCGTCAGACAATCCAACAGGCAACGACAAAACGCTATTGATTAACTTGTTCAATTCAGCGTCATCTAATGGCGGCTGGCAATTGGCCTTATTCAACGCCTGTAAATAAGCAATGATTAAATCATCGGTGTTCTTCTCGTCTGACCTTAACGAGCTGCCAGCGCGAAACAAGTAATCATTTCTGCCACCTTCACAAACGGCACTGCTTTTGCCGCCCTTCGGCTTTGTGGACTCTTTCGCCCGCTTCGGCCTGACGTGCTCCAAAAATGCATATACTGCGTCATTCGCCAACGTAGGCGCTGTGTCATCCTCGAAACAGTAGCCGGGTGTTGGGTCGCAAACAACGTATGAATGCCACCCCCGAACGTCAACGGCAATTTCTTGGTTAACCGATGGTCTAATCTCACGATCAGCTCTGTAAATCAGGTGATAGCCGCCGCTTGGTGTTGTCTGGCTCATTGTGTCGGGCAATTTCCAGCCTGTTAGCTGGTCGCGTCCGTCCACGCCATCCTTAACGTCAAAGTCAAAGATTAAAAATCCGTCACCCGCAATTGCTATGCCGTAATCTTGATTAGTTTCATAGAATGCATCGGTGGCAGCGTCATCGCTTGTTGCATCCTTCACGCCGTGCCTTGTTGCTGGCTCCTTTGTGCCTGGTTTAATTGGGAGTGTCTTAAACCCTAGCGCGTGCAAATCTCGTGCCGCCTGTTGCATCTTATTAAGGCTCATATTTCACCCCCAACAATTCACATATGATTCTTGCCGCATCTTTCGGCTCACAGAACATGAACCGCACCCCGTATTTGTTGCTCATGGTCTGCATAGCTCGCGCCAATTGCTCGCCCTGGATGGGCTTTCGCTTGTTGTGCTTGATGCATTTGGTGGACAACTCGCGTGGGTTGCATTTGCCGCGCCTATAGTGGGCACAGTGGACGCAATGTCCGTTTATCCATGCCCCAAGGTCATGCAAGCCTGTTATTCCCTCTTTGTTTTCCACTAGGATTATCAAACGATAACCCGCTTGCTGTGCTCGCTGGCATTCCCTGCGAAACCTGGCATGTTGCTTGCCGCCTATGTTCGCGGCGATTTCGTCAACGTGGGCTTTTGTATCAATTGAAATATTCGAGCCATCGGTTTGGTAATCACCGAAGTTCAGACAAACAGTAATGGTGGGCACTCCATGAGCAACCCACCATTGATTTTTGTGTTCGTGTTTATTTGCCTGCTGACGCGAATCAATATAAATTAACTCGCCCATGACCGATTAAGCAAAGGGAATGTCATCATACATATCAACAGGCACAACATCCGCGCTCGCCACACTAGTGGACGATTCCTCAACCTTCGTGCGCTTGTCGGTGATTCGCGGCTCTGCAATGGGCTTGCCGTCGCGATCAACTCCGTTTTGCAATTCCTGCACGCTATAAATCTTCTTACGTGGGCGCAAGCTCCATGAGTCATAGCCTTTTTCGTTGGTCTTTACCGTGCCGTTGAGCACAGCGCCAAACAGCTTGCCCTCGAACAGGTCGAAACGGTCTGCATTGAAAGCGGCCAGCGCGTCAAAGCCCGGATTAGATGCCGTGAAAGTGTCGAGCACCCACTTAGTGGACGCTGCGTCTGTCGGGTTGTTGAGGTCGCCCCAGATGAATTTGTATTGGTGCAGAAAATCCTTTTTCGGGTCAAGTGCGCCACCCTGCGCCAAGAAAAATTCTTTGGTGTATTCGCTAGCGTGGACACCATCGGCAATGTCGTAAACGAGCATCACGGCAGCATCGGTTGCAACGCTGCAATTCTTATCTAGCCCTGTCTGATAATCGCGCTCCGTCCACTGCGTGCGCACCGCCTGGACGCGCAACACAAACACGCCCGGTGTAACAGGCTCAAAACCGTCTGACATTTTCGCTTCGGTGGTGTTGTAGTTTGCAAAATTCGGCATTTACTCGCTCCAATCTGTCTCTAATGCCTTTATTTTCTGCTCGAACAGGCGCATAAAATCTTGTGGTAGTTCAACATGCTCCTGCTCAAATACGATTTCGAGCGCCACACGTGCGCCCACTAAGTAAAACGTGGACAATTCGCCGCTATCTGCCTGCTCGTCAATTGCTGCATCGAGCACGTTTAGTAAACCCGCTACCTCGTCCACGCCTAGCCTGATTTTTGGCCTATCGCGATAAAGTAGAGTCATCGGTCAAACTTTCGATCAAAAGCGCCGTCATCCTCAGTCGGGGCATACACGCGCCAGTCAATATGAGCGCCACATCCTGGGCAATAGTTCATTTCGTCGTTGATGCTAGAAGCGCAATTCGGGCATTCATAGCCATCATCTATGTCACCGTGGGGAATCACTTCACCGTTGCGCTGCTTGAGCCTTGCAACATTTGCACGTGCGATTGATAGCTCATACTCTAGTTCGCTAATCCTGTTGCGTGCTTGGTGTAGTTCTGTCTGCAACTCGTGCAAGGTTTGGTCTAGTGTTGGCTTGCTTTGCGTGAAGATTGAACCGCTTATGATTGTCCTTGGTGCCATCATTGGGAATCACCCGCCGCCGTGGACGTTAGCGGCTGCATTTCCCAGTATTCGCGAATTGCGTTGTCCACCGCTTTTAGGTCGTTATCAATCTTCGGTGCATCAAACATGCCAATTGGCGCTTTTACTGGATTCATGCCGTCTGACTCCGTGGCAAAATAGAATCCGTCATCGCCCTTTTCAGCAAGTAGCACAATCGGGAACATACCCTCAACAACCAACTGATTGTCTAGCATCTTCCCAATTGTCTTAGCCTTCAAATGGCCGAACTCGTCACGCTCGCAATGCATCAGGAAATAAACCACCGTGTCATTGTTTGTTGCGTTCGCCGCTTCTAGCAATTGCTCGAAATTAACGGCCATGTCAGTGAACTTTGTATATCCGACCTGTTTAGCAAGCTTGAAATTCTGAAACGTCATCAAGTAGTTAGCATCATCGATCACGTAAGCATTCAGCTTGTTTGCTTCGAGTGATTTCTTGATTAGCTCATATCCGCAGCGGTCGGCCTTGTCTAGCTTCTTGCGAAATGGCAAAGGCTTTCCGGCAACGTTAAAAATGCCGATTTCGCCGCGCTCAAAGTTTCGCAAGCTCGTTGATTTGCCCGAGCCGCTAAAGCCAAGAATCAAGCAACTAACGCCCATTTAATTCACCCCTTTATATTCACTAGCTCATGCCAGCCATCGCCAATGTAGTCAATGACTCGCGTTTCGTTGGTCAGCTTGTCTAGCACAATCAAGCGCCCTGTTTGAATCTCGAAACCGTCACGCTTGAAAGTTCGTGATAAGTTCTTGAGAATCCATTCAACATTCGCGCTCAATGGCGCACCGTCTAGCGCGTACATTCTGAATCGTCCATGTTGAATGTCAGCTCAACGCCGAAACCGTCATCAAAGCGCACGCTAACGCGCTCCCAGCCATCCATCATGAGTGAGCTAATCTGTGCTGCGTCTTTGATGTTGCGGTCAATCGCCGCGCAAATGTTGCCAACAATGTCAATCATCGCTTTGGCGTGCTGATGTTTGCTGTCTACCATCCGAAAATCACTACTCCCAAGCTTAGAAAAATGAACATCACTACAAAAGCGCCTGCGGCCAGCTTTGAGCCGTGGGCGAACTCGCTATAATGGTTTACGTCCTGGTACGTGGACATTTGGCGTGTGACTGCTGCAACGGTTGCACGCCGCTTTTGTTTATCGGTCATTTCTTCACCTGCTTTCTGTATCAATCTGTATCAGCGCCCCACATGCGACGGCATGAGCTACACATGCCCGAGTTTTCGGCTAGCGTTGGTCATGGAAGCATAAGGAGGTATGAGCGTTTATTCATGCGATGAGGGACAAGCGGAAAGGATAAAGCACTTGTTTGTTTGCTAGCCTGCCCATGCCGCCGTATGTGAAGCACTGAACAGTGATTAATACCCCAGCGTTGACCAACCTACTTGCTTGCTATCCTCGCTCTTGATGCTTGCTGTGGTGCTTTCGAGCATCCGTCATGGCAATTTGCGTACTGTTGGGCGCTGGTAATTCGTGTGTCAAGGTGCAAAAGTGGACGATTAAAGACTTGTTGCCAGCAAGTAATCAAGCGTTGCATCTGGCATGAACGTTTCGCGAATGTCCACGACTTCGGGAACAGTGAACGGAACACGCCCGTTTAGCTTTGCATTCAGGTTGCTTTGCGACATGTCTAGATGTTCGGCCACTTGCGACTGAGTAACCCCAACGCGCTTCATTTCTGAAATTAGATTGAGATACTTGCTCTTATCAGCTGTTTTAGTCATCTGCTCACCCCCTTTCATCTTACCAATTTTGGTAACTTTACCAAGCATATACCTAGTTTGGTAAATGTCAATGGGATAATTCAAACCAATTACCAGATTTGGTAAAATCCGCATTACGCCGATACTTGGAGGTGCAGCAATGGGAATCTTTGAGGACAAAGTGAAAGTTGCTATTAAGGTTTGTTATGGCAGCGTGCCGAAAATGTCACAGTACACGGGAATACCAGCAACAACCATTTATCACGCGCTCGAACGTGGCCTAGACAATACGACCACGAAAACCCGCAACATGATTCTTGACTCGCTCAAAATTGACGATTCGGACGTGCTTAGGCCAAATAGCAACCTTGTCAGCCTTAGCGATGATGAAAAAGAACTGATTATGCTTTGGCGGGAACTGCCAGAAAATGCGCAACGTGCGATTCTCGCGAACATGAGCGCATATCTTGAGGGGTAACAATGGCTATCCGTCCACGCAACCTCAAATCAGGCAAAAAAACCTTTGACATAGTCGTATACGGCAAGCCTGACGCATCCGGCAAGCGTCCACGCCATTACACGCACGCCGATACGCTCAAGCAAGCAAAATTGATTGAAGCTGAATTGATCGCATCTTGTGCCGCCATAGGTGGACAAACCACACTGGCACGCTACATCAACGATTGTTATTGGCCTGTTGCTATTAAACGCCTTGCGCCTAGCTCGTGTGATACTTACCGATACACAATAGACAAGCAGATTATCCCAACGCTTGGCAAGATACCCATTCGCGATATTACCCGCGCCGAGATTCAATCATTGCTAGTGGACAATTGCGCTACATCGGGCATTGCCAGCAAATCTGTTGGCATCCTGAAAACCATACTCAATGAAGCGCTGCACGATGGTTATATAGTAACCAACTACGCCTGCTCTAAATTCGCGCTGCCGTCCACGTCTAGCAAAGCACGTGATAACGGTTTGGTGTTGTCCACGTTTGCCGAGATACACGCATTCCTAAACCTAGTGGACACTCACGCGCCCGTGATGATGCAACGCCTTGCCTACAGTGGACTATTGCAGGGGTTGCGGCCTGAGGAACGCTATGCCCTCGATTGGTCGAGCTTCGACATGAACGCACGCACAATCACGATTAATCAGGCGTTCACCGCTGCATCACGATTGCATGGTGGTGGACAACTCAAGGAAACAAAGACCAAGCACAGTGCGCGTGTGTTGCCGATGCACCCGCGATTCTATGACTTCCTGTTGTCCACGCCTAGCAATCATGTTGGCGCATTCATAACAAGCAACAATCACCGAATGACTCCGAGCACAGCGCAAAAGCAATGGCTACGATTCCTGGATGCTCACGCTGATTGTCCACGTGTCACAATCGAAAACATGCGGCACAGTTTTGCAACTGCTTACCTCGCGCAAGGTGGACGATTAGAAACGCTCTCGCGCATCCTGGGGCATAGCAACATAAGCACTACAATCAACCGATATTACAAGCCCGACATTGGCGTATTACGCGCCGATATGTTGCGAGTAGCGGAAAATTAACGGAATTACGCATTAAATCACCTGGTCATGCGCAAGCGCTTCAAGTTCGATTCTCCGCGCCTCCACCACATTAAATAACCCGTTGTGCCTGTTCGCAGCGGGTTTTTTATTGCCCTGTGGATAATCGCCGCGGGGAATTTTCACAAGTGTCTGAACTGGGGTTTTGCAATCGTAGCGGAATCTGTAGCGGAATTTTAGCGTAAAAAAAGCGCCCAGATGCCCACCGATAAAGTGGACACCTGAGCGAGTCAATAGGACAACAATAGGACATTAATAGGACATGTCCCAATATGTCCTAAATAGTCTTACACCAAAAGCCATCAATCGCGTTCATGAGGTCACCCGCGAAATGGTCACCCGTGCCGCCCGTGTCGTGTTGGCCGTGTAATTCTGGATACCATTTCTTGCCGCGAATGCGCACGGCATAACCAATGTCACCGTTGACGATTTCAACGCCTGTAATCTTCGAGCCATCACCCGCACAGCCGTTTTCGAGGTCTTTAATGTTGTAATTATCAACCCAAGGCAACCAGCCACTAGCCAACGTACACACGCGATACTTTCCAACACCCTTAATGGCAATCCATCTAATTGCCTTGGTGCCGTTGCATTGCACGCCTTCACTGAGCCATGACTTGCCGTCTTTGTCGGTTGAGATTCGGAATCTAACGACGGTTTTAGCGGGATTCTTGTCATTAGCTGCACCCGTGGACGTGGTAGCACCGTAATTCGGACGTACTACGCCGCACACGCTGTTATAGTTGCGTGATTTGCGCTTTACCTCGCCGTTATCGGTGTTGCCTTCGATCGTGACAAGATTAACGCCGCTGTTGGTCTCAACAATGCCAACGTGGTCAGCTTCGCCGTCTTTGTCCCAATCAAAATAGACAACATCGCCCGGGCGTGCCTTGTCCACGCTAATTGTTGCCTTGGCTTTCTGGCCTGCCGCTAGCATTGTCGGACAATACGCACCTGGCAAGCCTGCACATGTTGCTTTAGCTTGGTTGAACACCCAACTAACGAACATCGCGCAATATGGCACATCAGCGCCCGAAAAATCATAGTTGTTCGGGTCTTTGTCCACGTTGGTTTCGTACCATTTGCCGTACTTAACGCCATTGTCACGCCCAATTTCAGCGCGTGCGATTTCTAGCACCTTGTCTGCCGTCGCTGAAGTGGTGGACACTTTCGCGCCTGCATCAGTGGACGATTCCGCGCTTTCCTTTGTCCACGTGCGGTAAAAATAGCTCATATCGAGCCTGCCAGCATAGCCGCCCACGCTGCCATTGCTCGTGTATTGCCATGCGTCGTATTTAGCGCCTATCTTCGGGGTTTCATGTGGCTTGCCATCGTTAGCGCCAAACCTGGCAACCCATAGCGTGTGACTATCCCAGCCACGCATGAACTCGTTATAAAACGATTCAAACGTGTAAACGCCTGCGGTATAACCCGCCTTTGTAATGGCTTCACAGAACATGCTAGCGGCTGTCCTAGACATATTGCCGCACGCCCACTCTTCGAGGTCGATATAAACAGGGTATGCGGGTTTATGACCTTTGAGCAATCGTTTAACGTGGGCAATCTCGCTTTTGATGTGTGCGACTGTATCAGCGTAGCTATAGAGATACACGCCATATGGGATGTTTAAGCGCTCGCATTCCTTGACGTTGCGCTGCCAATACAAATCATCTTGCGACTTGTCGTCATCGCCATACCCGCATCTAATGATCACTCCGTCAATGTGTGATTTCACGGCCTGCCAGTTGATTTTCGCTTGATGTTCCGAAACATCGATGATTAGCTTTTTGGTTGCCATCTTTCCCCCAAATAAAAAAAGGGATGTGGCACTGATAACCACATCCCATGTTTATCGCTGCTTAAATCGGCTGTTATAGGCTTGTTTTGTTCACTTTCGCGAGGGTTTTAACGGTTTTTGTTGTCGTTACTCTTCGGCTTCGTCATCTTTCGCGTGCTGTGCCATAAGTGGACTATTGCCGCCGTCCACTTCGGGGATACCCGCTAGACTGGTAAGTATCGACAAGATACCCGCAAGCAATGCGCCGCTGCCCACCATGAGCCAATCGACCTGCGACATAACTGCCGCTGTACCAATCATCGCAATGGCGGTTTGACAAACGGTTTTCAGCGCTCGAATGCCTGCTGCTTTCCAGAATTGCTTATTCATGCTTTACCTCTTCTTTCAAATCATCGATACGATGGTAAATGTTGGTAATTTCCGTCTCTAATTTAAATGTCCGCTCAATCACGTTATTGTGCTTGTTCACCGTAGTTGTTAGCGTTTCTATCATCGTTTCAAGACGTGCCAACCGTGAGCTAATAGCCGCATACACGCTGCCCACGGCGATGATGACCGTGACGATTGTGCCAATGTATGGCGTGATGTCCACTACTCGCCCTCCGTGGTCTCAGATTCCGTCACAGGCTCCGTAGCGACCTCTTCCGCAGGCTCAATCGGCGTGAGCACGTACTCGCCAGCAGCGTCGCGGGTGATGTCGTGCGTGGGGTTTAGCTCGCGGTCGAGCATCTGCCAGCCCTCAATCTTGCCGATTGACAGCGCCGTGTAGCTCCTGCCGCCGTTGTACTGGCACAGGTCGTACTCGCCGTCGCCCGTCACGTCGAAGCGGACTATCTCGTGCTGCTGCGTCTGCATGCCAGGTTCCCAGATGCGGTAAATGTCTGTGGGATGCTCAAGCTCCCAGATGCGCGATTCGAGGTCGGCCAGCTTCGCGAGCACGTCCACCTGGTAGCGGTCTTGCGCATACTGCGCCGCCATCGGCATCAGCTCGTCGCGGTCGGGCTCGGTGATTCTGCCTTCGAGCCACAGCCGCGTAATGCGCTGCTCCATGTCGGCCAGCTCGTAGCTGCCCTGCTCGATTACCCTGACGATTAGCTCCTTGTAGTCCATTCTCGGCTCCTTCCTATGCCGTGGCGATTTCCGCTATGGCCGCTTCGAGCGCGGCGATTCTCGATTCGTTCTCTTTGCACCTCGCGCCCCAGTTGTTCGCGTGGTCTACCAACTCGCTAACACCGTGGACGAAACAGCGCACGCCCACCTCGCGCAATTCGGGTATGTCTATGACCGCGCCCTCGGGTACTTCGGGCAGGTCGATGTAGCCGTGCTCGGTGGTGGGGGTGGCAAGCGGGTAGAACACGGTGACGGGATTCGATGCGAGCCATGTTCTCCAATCGCTCACAACCATAGCGCCAGAGCCATCGCTAAAATGCATACCTCTATTTCCGCTGGTGGCAATTGAGAAACCTTGGTTCCCTAACCACGTTTTCGATTCAGGGACGTTTTTGAAATGCGTTGTCAATCCAGCGTTTAAGTAAGCTACGGGGTGGTCGGTAAGGGGGCTGTAGTATGGCAGGTAAAGCCGTTTCCCGTTGTTTTGCGATTGCCAGTATTCGGTGTTCGCTCCGTTAAGCACTACCTCATAGTATGCATTAGTCCACTCATACCGCCCCGCGCTGTCCACGCTCAGCTCGTCAGCCGTGCCGTCAGGCAAGCCGCCTGCCCAGCCCTTGACGGGGAGGGGGATGGGCGTGGTGGTGTGGTGGTAGGGTTGGTAAGCGGTTGGCGTTGAGCCGAGTTCGAGTTGGATGTCAGACACTGTGATGGTCTGACTAGAGCCATATAAAAACGCCGCCTTACTCACCGTCTTACCTGATGCGCTCGTGAGCGTGTATCGCCCGTTCGTCGTGCATCCGACTTGGTCATACGTGTTGTCTGTGTATAAAAATCTTAGATAGAGAGACGTTTTCGATGCGTCTTGAGCCAAGTAGTCTAAAGAGAGCGTGTACTGGCTTCCGCTATCGAAATCTACCCCTGGGTAGCCGGTTGAAAAGGCTTTGTAAAAAGCATTCGAAGTACCACTGTACTTTCCATTAGACTTCGTAATGTCAGATGCTACTGCAAGATAGCTAGGGTCGAACAAGTTCCTCCCCTGCACCTCCAACCCCACATGCCCGTATGGCATGTATGGCGTGGCTGTGGAGCCGAGTTCGAGCTGGACGTTCGACACTTTATAGGTGATGTTCTGCACTGTGGCGAACCTCGGCACGCGGAACGCCAGCAGGTTGCCGTACTGCGAGAGCGTGGATTCGGTCGGGGTGAACGTGACGGACACGCGCCCGTTGTTCATGTTCGCTACCGACGCCAAGTCGGAGGCGTACGTGCCGTTGCCGCACCCGACCGAGAAACTGAAGTTGCCCACGCTGCTCTCGACGTCCGCCGACAGCGCGTACGTGACCCCCGCCTCAAGCTCGAACCGCCCAATCCTTGTCGAGCCGGTGGTGTTCGATATGAAGTCAACGTAGTACGTGGAGCTTACGGTACCCTCGTACGACTGCTCGGCATCGAGCAGGTTCCTCCCCCTGCACACCCGAATCTCCTGCGGGTAGTCGGGCGTTGGCGTGCCATCCTGCTCAGCCCAGCCTTTCGCGTCCACCGAGTATATCGGCCCGTCGTGCGAGTCGGTCACCACGTCACCGAGGGACAGCTTGCCGTCATCGACCTTCAAGCCGCTGCCCAGCTTCGCGCCGCCACGAGTGGTCTCGGACATGAGCGGCACGGCTACCTCCGAGATATCGCCGAGAGCGTCGAGTGCCGCGTTCAAATCGTCAGCCGCCTGCTGCTGGTCGGCCTGGGCTTGGGCGATTGCCGCCGTTGCCTGCGCCTGCGCCTGCGCCACCTGCGACTCCGCGTCGGCCGTAGCCTGGTCTAGCTGCTCCTGCGCGTCCTCAAGGAACTCCTCGACGCCGTTCTCGTACGCCTGCCCTGGGTTGACGTCGTTCGTGGCCGATTCCAGCACCGCCACGGTCATGCGCGTGGTGGACACGACGTTGCCGCCGCTCTTGAGCGACACGTAGGCCGTGCACGCCCTGCCAGCCACAGCCGCCGCGTAGGTCTCGTCGATGGGAATCGTCGCGACGTTGCCCGACAAAGTTCCGTCTGCCTTGTAGTACGCCTTGCCGCCAGGTAGCCGCATCTCGAAGCTGGGCGTGTAGCCCGACGCCGAGAGCGCCGTGCCGTTGTCGTATAGCTCGGCCACGAGCGTGGTGCCGTTCTTGTCACCCTGCCCCAGGTAGAGCACGGGCAGCACCGCTGGCTCCTTGCTCACGTCGAGCGTGAATCTCTGCTCGTTCATCTATACCTCCGCTTTCTCCAATACCGTCACGCGGAAGCGCGACGTGGACACTTTGACGTTGCCCTTGGTCAGTTGCATGTATCCCCACGTCTCGCCTGGTTCGAGCACGTCCAGGTTGTTGGGCGTGAATACGAGTGCGCCGTCGAGCCTCCTACCGTACGAGCCGTAACTGTATTCGCCGCCCTGCGGCTTTCGTATCTTCAGCGATACCGACCATGCCCATATCTCGTCGTAGGTGAGCGGCACGCCGCCGTCCTGGATGAAGACGATCAGCTCGATTCCCCCGTACCCGTCGTTCTGCGCGACGTATATATGCTCGTTGGTCGGTCGCTTGTCGAGGTCGAGGGTTATTGTTTGACTGTTCATGTTGCTCCTTATAGCGATGGCCAGTAGCGAACGCTTGAGTTTGATGAACCGAATGATATGGTCGGCATGGAGATACTATTCAGCGTCCAGGCTTCCATATAGCTGCCGTTGTAAACGCCTTTTAACTGGAAACTCCAACCACGACCGTTGTTGTAGAATCGGAATCTTTCAACGGTAAAGGTTACTGGCACGCCAGTCGAACTTGACGAGTAATCCAATGCCGTTGCCGTAAAAGACTCGTTGAACTCGACAATCACGTATGAGTACCCGTCTATCGAGAAACCGCTGGACTCTGTATTGCGACCATTTTCACCGTAAGACGTTCCAATCCAATTGTCAGAATACGACGTGTTTACGCCGTACAAATAGCCGCTATTGAAGCTTGCAGCGGCCACGTAAGTGCCGTCGTTGCCCGAAACAGATACATTTACAACCCCATTGTTGTGCTTTAGCGAGATGCCGTTCAAGTCATCTAGTAGCTGCCAAATTAAAACGTCGTTGAAGTAAATCTCTTCAAGAGACACGTTGTTAAATATGATTGGCTCCATGGGGAGATGTCTCATGTTGTTTAGATAAAGCACGCCAATCACCTACGAAACCGTAATCCGCAACGTCGAGCCGCTGAGATTGAAAGTCAGGTTCTGCTTCGCGTCGCTGCCCAGCTTGAGGTTTACCGCCTTGTTGTCCACGTAGGCCTTGGTCGGAATTTCGACATTCTTGCCAAAGTCATCGGTGCTGACCGAGCCGCTAGTCAGGAATCCAAGAGTATGCTGTAGTATTACCTTTGACAGCGTAAACTTGATAATATTGTTTGTATTGCTGTAGCTCGTAAACACATCAAATTCAGCATTAAAGTCAGCCGTGTTGAGCGTGGAGCCTGTGGTGTTCTTCGAAACCGAAATCGACGGTGTTCTCAGAATCATCTCGTACGGTGACAAGAGCTGCAACCCGCCAACCGTCACGCCGATTGTCGCCATGTTCTTGTTGTCCCAATAGCCGTTTAACTGACCATTGGAGAACACCATGCGCTCCGTCGAATTGGCTGTGGCGATTCCGTCCGTGCCGACGTATACGCCTGCCGTGCTGGCCTGCGTCAGTGACGTGAGCGTGTTGTAAATCGCGCTGCTCGTTATGTCGAACCCGCCGATCTTGCCGTACGTCGTGTTGAGGTAGCCCGTCACCATGTTCCAGTAGTTCTTACCCGCCGCATCGGTCAGGATGCCAACCTTGATGAGCGCCGCGTCGATGGTGCCGATCTTGATGAGCGTGCCGCTGATGTAGAGGTCGCCTGTGTCTGGGTCTACCGCGATGCCCTGGCTCGTGCCGAGCAGCCTGTCTATGACCTCCTGCTGATCCAACGACGCATCGAGCGCATCAGCAATCGCCTTCGCGTTGATGTCGGCTTGAGATAACGTGGACGATGCTTTGCTATCTGCATAGCTCTTGGCGCTCGACAGCGTGGACGCATCCTTGGAGTCAGCGTAGCTCTTAGCAGCCGATTCAGCCGAGCCCGCTGCTGTGTCCGCGATGCTCTGCACGGTGCTGCCGCCCACCGTCATCGTCGTAGGCATCCTGTAAACGCCGTTGTCCAGGTCGAGGAAGAACCCGCCGCTCGCGTTGCCGATGTAGCCAGCCGTGATGTTAGCTGTTGTCACCATCTCGGCTGCGATGTGGCCGCTGACGAAAACCGTCTTCCACTCCCACTCGCCCTGCGCGGTCTTGCTGTTCGCAATGCGAATCGAGCCGCCTTTAATCTCGACAACGCTGCTCGCTTCGGTCGGGTTGAGCGGGTCTGCAACAGCTGTATTGAACGTGAGAACGCCGTGTCCTGGCACGATGTAGGTGTAGCCGCCCGTGGCGTTGATTTCGGCATTCAAGCGGCCAATGAGGTTGTTCACGTACTCTGCCGTTGCGAGGTAGCTGGTAACCTCGTTGATGCGTGCGCTGGCGCTGTTGGCCAGCTTCTGCATGTTGGAGAATCGCACCGAAAGCGACTCGCTGACGCTGCCGATTGTCACGCTGACGTTCTTCGTGGATAGCTCATCGACAACGAGCGACATGATGCGCCCGGTAACGCGCAAACCGTCATCGCCGTTGAAATAGCGGTCAACGACCTGCACGACATCACCGAGCGAAACGCCCTGCACGTCCACGCCTTCACGAGCAGCTTGAACAGCGTCAATCTCGTAGCTCACCTTCGGCTGCAAGGTTTCCTCTAAGATGCCCTGCGCCCATGTGAGCAGTTCCTGCGGGGTCTCGCACTCGCTGTTCTCGACAATCAGCGTTGGATAGATGTACCCGCTGCCGTCTGGCAGCTTCGCGCTGTCCACCATCGTCGCGTACTCTAGGTAATCTTTGCCGTCGTTGACATCGGTAATGCGAATCTTGCGGCCATACCCGCCGCCCTCGGTTTCCTCGCCCTTGCCGCGTGGGCTGATACGGCAGTAAATCGGGCTGTCCTCGATTGAGCGGGTGATGCCGTTCACGTCGCGCCCGAAGTCGTAGCGACGCTTCGCTTCGGCTGTCCCCTGCTGGCTGTACAGGTCAATCTTTCGTGACGTTACCGCGCAATCCGTGGACGAGACGGCGATTGTTGCGTCAATCTCGCCGCCCCATACCTCAACGAGCACGCCAAGGGCTTGCCACGCGCTCATGTCGTACATGCTCGCGCCGCCCGTCGCGGTGTGCGTGACCGTGCCGCGTGTCCACCGCTGCTGGCCTTCGAGCAGCGATGCGAGCGCCGCGCCTGCCGTCACTGGCGTTTGTGTGCCTGGCATCTTGGAGACGGTCAAACCCTGCATGTCCACCTGCATTGACCAGACGCAATAATACGAGCCTATGACGGTCTTGCCGCTCGAATGTTGCTCGTCTACGCCCACGACAACATACTCGCGCCAGACGCTGCGGTCATCCTGGTACAGGATGCGCGTGCCTTGCGTGAGCACTTGCGTTGTCGTGATCGTAAGCGAATGCTCGCCGTTGATTTCGTCGCGACGCTCCATGGACAGAACGTCGTTGTGCGCAATCTCGCCGATGTGTCCACCGAGGTTGTCGAACAGCATAACGCGCCGCATCAGAACCACCTCTCCCGCCAGTACAGGGTGATGCTGCTGCCGTCGATGTCGCTCCCCAGGTAGTTCTCTATGGTGTGGACGCCTGGTGTCAGCTCGAACCAGTCGGAGTCGAGCGTGGGCAGCTTCGCGGTCGTGCCGTAGAGCCTGGATTCGCGCCTACCCATGTCGAACCATACCTTGAACCTGGCCGACGTGTCTGCGCCTATGCTCCACGTGTCCTGATTGTCGAACCTGAGTCCCCACAGTAGCGTGGACGTGTCGGGCTTGATGGTCGTGTCGGATTTCATGTACGGGTATGTCGGGGCCGTGCCGCCAACGATGAACGTCGCTGAGCCGCCGCGAGGAATTATTACGCTGTTTTCCTCGCCGTATGCAATCGGGTCGGTCAGCGCGAACGTCATGCGCACAATCTCACCGCCTATACCCCGCGTGGACTCAATCGAGCCTTCTGGTATCGCGAGGTAGTACCAATCTGGCGCATCCGGCAACACTAGCTGTTTAGGCTCGTCCACGTCTAGCCAATTGCCCAACATGGACAACTTCACCCTGCGCTCGTGCGCCGTGCCGTTGATACCGAGCGAAAAAGAAATAGCCCCGTTGCCCAAGGTCTTGCCGAGAACAATGGAGCCGTTGCGGTTCTGCGCGTCCGCATACTGCGGCTGAGAATCGAGCAGCGTGTACTCTGGGTCACCGTATACGCCAAGCTGCGCGAAGTCGTGGCCGTCGAATGTCAGATTGCTCATGCGAACGCTCCTACGGATTGACGATTGATTAGCGTGTTAAGTTCTTGAGCGATGCGCCTAATGTCTGATTCCTTGCGCACGTTAAAGGTGCAATCGTGTATGTCCACGCCGCCTACGCCCTTGGGCATGTGTTCGGCTATGCCCTTTGCATATTTATCAAAGTACGGGTCATATGCAGGCCAATAAAGCTCGGGGCCACGTTCGCCGTAGCCTGCTAGTGTTGGCTCGTTTGCGAAACCGCCCTTGCCGTACCACTGCACGTCAAACGACGGAGCGCTGCCTTGTCCACCGATGCCCCACGGGAACTCGCCGCCCCAGACGTTGAAATGCGGTAGCGGGATTTGTGGTAATTCGAGATGCAAGCCGCTGAATATGCTAGATATCGTGTCTATGATGCCTTGAATGATGCCCTGCGCAGTTTCGAGCGGGTGTGTCATTGCGTATACAACATCATCAAAGATGCTTTGCACTTGGCCTAATGCGCCTGATATACCGCCGACAATGTTGTCGATGATTTCGCCGCCTGCCTTGAAAAAGCCCATGAAGAAACCGCCGATAGTCTCAAGGCCTGCATCCATGTTCTTTTCAAGCTCTGCGAAAAACGGCATCATGCCAACTGCCAAGCCCTCAACAATGGCTAGGAACAATTCGCCAGCGGCTGCTAAGAGTTGCGGGAACCATTCGGGGAACGTGGCTATAATCTGCCCAATTGCTTCAAGCAGCTTTTGCATCACGGTCTGGATTATAACCGTCAGCGCGTCTGTGATGCCGTCGAATAGCTGTGTTGCCGCCGCTTCGATTTCTGGCCTGTGCTCTTCGATGAACGCACTAGCCATAGCCATGAACTGGTCTATGTATGGCTTCAGCTTTTCGTATAGTTCAGGAATCGCAGCGAACAGGTTTTCAGCAAACACAAGCAGACGTGGCGCAACGTTTTCAACAACTGCAATAACGCTGTCCACTAGCTCTTGCGTGCGCGTCGGCATATCGCCGCTATCTTTGCCAAGTTCTGTTAGGAAGTTCTGCCAGCTTGCCGACAACATGGCAAGTGAGCCGCTAATGGTGCCTGTGGACTCGTTAAAGGTGTTATCCCACAAGCCCATATCACGCACGCCTTGCTCAAGCATTGCGGAAACGGCCTGCTGATACTCTGCAATAGGTACGTCGGTTAGCTTGGTGTACTCCGTGGACAACAGCCCTGCTGCCTGCGCCTGTGCGAGAAAATCAGCGCTCGTGGCTGGCAAGATGCCGCTGAATTGGTCTGCAATCGATTGATACGAGCTTGTCGCACGTGTAATCATTGCAAACTTCTCGTTTAGCTCGTCAAGGTTGCGCCCGGTGCCGCTTGCGTAGTCAGAAATGGCTTTCATGCCCTGCCGCGCAACGTCGTAGCCTTTTTGATCGCCCATCGTTTGAGCGAACGACGCGCCTACTTGATTGATTGACTCTAGATATTGATTTGCAGACAGATTCAGCTCTTTATAGGCGTTTTGGGCATCATTTAGAATACCGCTTATGTTGGCCTGGTCAAATATCTTTTCTACGCCGCCTGCAAGCTGCTCGTAGTTCGAATAGTTGCTAAAAGCGCTTTGCAACGTATCGCCGATTGTGCTGCCAACGCTGCGCACGGCATCGGTTAGGATATTGCCCAGCATTACAGCGCCCGCGCCGATAGAACCCTTTGCGCCTGTGCTGAACTTCTTACCCCAGCCATCACCGATAGATGACGCATCACCATCGAGCTTGGGAACAACGTTTAAATAAGCATTACCGATTGATTCGGGCATTAATTCACCCCCTCGGCTTGTTGAGAATTTCGATTAGCTCGCTAACGGGTAACACACGCGCTGGCAACGTCCGCATCTGTTGGTTATTGGTCATGCAAGATGGGCCGATTAGCTTAGGTGGTGCGCCGCGCTTCTTCTTGTCGCTCATGCCGTACACGAACATAGAAAAAGAGTTACACAGACGCGCAAGCAGAACATTGTCTAATGTCCACCTGCAATCTGCGTCATGTGTAACCCTGATTCTCGCGTCAATTGGTAGCTGTGCGACTAAGCACGCGATATGGTAGGCACTGTGCGCACCTGCAATGGCGTGGTCAATGTCCACGTTGTACGTCTGCTGCAAGTCTGCGCGTAGTTCCTGCTCGTGCTCTACATACTCGTTAGCAAGCACTATTAGTTTTTTGAGTAAACCTCTGAAATGATTTGGTTGGCGAACGAAATAACATCAGTCATCGAAGCATCAGCGCCGCCGCATAGTTCGGCTACATCGTCGGAAGTCATACCCGTGGCGTTTTCGATAAGCCCAAACAGCGCATCGAGCACGTCCATATCGTTTAGCGTTGCGCTATCTTCCGATTCTTCGCGCTGCTTCTGTAGCTCTCGCAGCCGCTTAAACAGCTTGAACGCACCCCATGACTTAGTTTTAGCTTCGTCATACGTGATTGTCGTGCCATTGATTACAACGTCTTTTAGCGTGTTGCCTGCATCCGTGTTAGTCATTCGCTCGCCCCTAGTTGTTAACTGATAAACGCCGTGAACTCGTGCATGGTGGTACCGTCGCTTTCGGCAACCGCATTAAACGTGAGCTGGCGGCCGTCCACCTGCGTGCCGTCCATGGTCTGCTCGCCGCGCTCGGTGAGCTGGAACGTGCCAGCATAGCGCTTGACGATGTTCTCACGTGGCGTTGTTTCGATAGCGATAACAACAGGCTCCAAGATGCGCCCGTGGTGCTTCGCGTGGATAGAACCCGTTTGGCTGTCAACCGTTACGGCATCATCGCCCCACATGAGTTTAGCCACATCCGCATTGCATTGAATTGGCATGAAGCTCACGCTCTCCGTGTACTCGGTGCGTGCGTTGAACACCTCAATGCGCTCTTCCCACGCTCGAATGCTGTTATTGCTCGAACTCTCGGAAATTTGCACGCCTGCGTCAGACGTGAAGCCCAGCAACACGAATGCAGACGATAATGCCGTGCTCGCATCAGTGGGCAATATCGTGCCTTTAGGCGCAACCCAAATAGCGCCTGTGGCTTTCGCTGCACCAACGGTTACTTGCGATGCATCCATAGTAGCCATACGGCCACCCCCTTATTTAGTTGTGAGTGATTTGGTTAATCGATTAGATATGTCGTGCAATCAAGCACGATTTGATAACGTGGCAAGCGCGTATCTTCGTCCCAGAACGGATATGGCCCAGCGTTAACGTCCACGCGGTATACACCGTCAGGCAAGCTACCCAGCAAAAGCGCATTGCGGATGTTAAGCGCCATTTCCTCTGCGCGTGCTTCGCTTTGCGCCCATGTCTGGATAGCTATCTCGGGATGGTCAATCTTGTTTTCAACATAACCACCCGTGCGCTCGATCGTGACAAACTCATTGCCCGTTTTCGGCGGGTACGTGTGTGCCGTGTAGCCTTGCGACGTTAGCCACGTTAGAAATTGTTCAGTTATCGAATACATGATTAACGCCTAACTGCCTTGAGCAACGTATTGTGTAGGTGGTTATCTTTTTGGGCGGCATAATTGGCCGTGTAGACAATGCCAACGTAACCATGCTTGCCTTTGATTACATTGCCTGCATAGTTCGGCTGTGTATCGCCGCGCTTCTCACCCGTTTTCGGGTCATGGAAAATGCCAGTGCGAAAACCCGCGCTCATGGAGTTTGCCGCATTGATAATGGCGTTAACAGGCGTGGACAATCGCCCTGGTAGCTTTTCGGCATTGCTGATAGCATGCTTTAGCTTTTCCTCGTCAATCTTGACCAGGCAAGTAACAACAGGCTTAGCCATGAGCTGCTTCTATCTCTACTGGCATATGCCACGCTGTAGGCGTGTTAACATCCATGTACGCGCCCGGGTTGCCAATTACGCGATATGTGCCGCTGTATGGCGCTGGTAGGTCAACCTCGCAACCTTCGAGCGATTCTGTCCACGTCTTTGGAAAATGCAGCGTATATGCAACGCTCACGCCTTCTGGCCGCGATGCTTCGAGGTCTTGCGTTGCGCCTGGGGCAATAAGCACGTTATCAACGATTTGCTCTATCGGCATTACAACAGGATTATTGAACCTGTCCACGCCTGTTTGCACGAACGAGCGAACCGTTACGCTAACACCCTTCATTGTCAACCTCCAAGCGCCCGTAATCGGGTCTTGCAAAACCTATGCCGTTGGAGATTCCCAGACGCGCCGCGTAACCGCTCGATTTAAGCAGCTTCCACCAATTATTAGTGTGATATGGCTTTGCGTATGTCGTGGTTTCGCTGTACACGCCTGCCGATTGCGAATAAGACGCAATATCGGACGCGCTCGCCGAATCCATAGCACGTGCCGCCATCGATAGACTTGCATACTTCAAGTTTGAAGCCTGCACAGCATCATTCGGGTCAACAGTGACAAGCTGCTCAAGATATGCGCCAATCTCATCGAGAATCATGACGGCATACGCCTGGTCAGCTTCATCAAACGTCGTGCGCATCCTAGTTTCTAGCTCTGCCGTTGTTGCATATGCCGCCATGTTGTTACTCCTTCGTCGTGCGCTTGCGCGTGGTGCGTTTTGTTTGTGTCTTGGGCTGCTCAACAACCTTCACGAGATCAAGCGCAACAAGGTATGTAACGCGCTCATCTGATGCGTCGAATACATCGCCCCTGCTGCGCTGGCATTCCATCTCGCGGTCGAAGAAAGCCCTAATTGCCTGCACTCTCATGATTAGGCGCTAATCGTGGACTTAACGATGTAATTGAGGTTTTCAGGCACAAGCTGCAAGCCTGTCATCACATCAGTCTCGGCGGATGCGTGGTCATATGCGCCCTTGTGAGCAACGCCGATAAGCCCATTGTCGCTTGCGACGTACACAAGACCACCCTGGGACAGCTCACCGAAATCAATGCCATATGCGTGGATGTTCTCGGAAGGCGTGACGATAACAGTACCGTCAGAAACCTTGTTGGTCAGGAACACACGCTCCACGCCAAGGAAGTTCTCGATGTAGGTCAGACCGAAAAGCGTCTGCGTGGTGATGTTCGCAGTTGCGAGGTAATCAGCGGCATCATTACGAGAGACAAAGTGGACGAAAGCACCATCGGCAGAATCGCCGTTGATTTCCATCGCGTTCTCAAGTGCAGCATCGCCGTATGCAAGTGCCTTCTGCAAGTTCGTCACGCTCGCGCCAGCAGCAGGCGTTCCCGTGCCAGTTGCGAGGAACGTGAAGAGCTGGTTGATGATTTGAGCGCGAATCTGAGAGATCATCTTCTCGTCGGTTGCCATGACAGCCTTCTCGTAGCCGTCTTGGAGGATGGCCTTCGCTGTGGTCATCTTGCGGTACGGAATCGGGGACAAATCGCCAATCGGCGTGCGGGTGACGGTGTACTTAGACAGCGCAACCTCATCGCCCTCGACGTAAGCGGTACCGGAGCTAGAACCAAGGATATCAAGCTCGTAGTAGCTGCCGAGATTCGCCTTTGTCGGGGATGCGACGGCGCTGTATACGCCCTCGGAAACCGTGTAGTAGGTCTTGCCAGCAACAATGTCTGTGTCGGCGGTCTTGAAGTACGCGCCTGCGGCGTTCGCGCTGTTGTTGAGCGCACCGCTCACGGTGTACTGGTAAAGCGCCGTGCCAGCGGGACGGACGCTGACGCCGAAGATGCCCATGAACTCGGCAAGTCGGCTAAAAGAACCGTCAAAGTTGCGGATGAACTCGCGGGACAGTGCACCGTCAATGTCGGCTGCCGTGATGATGTTAGTAGGAACTGCCATTTTTTAACTCCTAACTAGAAAAGATCTAAATGCTGCGCCATTGTCCTGACGCGCTCTACTGGGTCTTTAATGGCTTCGATCGACTCCTTGGTAATGGTCGGCGGTGTGGTCTCGCCACCGTCTGGGACTTGCCCGAACTTCGGAGTGTTCGCCATCGTCTGCTTGAGGTACGCCGCATTTTCTTCAACATCGCCCGACATTCGAGCAAGCAAAGCAGCGTCCACGCCGTATTTAGCCGCCGCGTCTGCAACAGCGTCAGCGTGCGCCTTGTCAGCTTCGAGCTTGTCAATGCGTGCTTTTAATGCGTCACGTTCCTCAACCGCCTTCTGTAGCTCGGATTTGTTGGCTTCTTCGGCTTCATCGAACTTCGCCGCTTTTGCCTTAATCTCTGCATAGTCAGCGTACTTTGCACGTTCACGCGCCAAGCGGTCACCAATGATTGCATCCATCTCGGCTTGCGTGAAAGTCTTTTCCGCAGTTGCGCCCTGCGTGGCGTTGTTGTCCACCTGTG